AAGCCACAAGACATTGAGAAATTAGACCTCAAGCAAGGCGATTTTGAATTCTTGTCGCAAGTAAATACAGTACAGGAAAGTAACATGCACGGCACAACAAGAACATCATATAGACCATTAGACAAAACAAAAATGATTATTAGACACTCCAAAGCAGTAGATGAAGCTGTGCCTGGAGCCAGATCAAGAAATATCAAAGCAATTTTTATAGAAAATAACCAGGGCGAAAGATTTAGATTTCCTTACAATTATTTGAATGGCGCTAGAGCCATGCAGATGCACGTTGCTAAAGGTGGCAATCCTTATGATGCAGTTGGCGAATCAATTTGTAGACAGGTACAAGAAATAGCCACTATGAGAAAATTTACAAAATATGCTCAACGTAATGGCATGATAGACGAAAACACACAATCCTATATTGACGCCGCCAACATTAAAATATATGATTCAAAAAAATTATTAGGTAGATTACAAGGACAACACACATATGAAGATGCTGTAGAGGCACTACAACAGACAGTAGAAGAAAACACCCAAGACACAATAGATGGACTGGTAAAAACATTTACCAAAGAAACATTTGATGAAGATTTAGTTGATGCATTTAAAATTTTGCCAATTAACGAACTTAAACCATCTGATGATGAAGAAGGCACAAAAACAAGAAGTGACATTATGACACAAGGTTCCACTGCATCACGTTACGCACAGTATGTTGACAATTGGGTCAAAGATCCTAACAGTAAGTTAATATTGAGAAAAGATGATTCTTATGATGCACTACAAAACAATTTAAGATCACAACAGAAAGATGTGGATCTTAAACTGATGACAATATTAAGAGATATAGCCACAAGGTTCCTGTCTTCAGAGCCACAAGATGATTCCATAGTAAATTTTGCATCTGACATGGAATCACAGTTATCTGCGTCAGGTGAATTATTTGCAAAGCCAAATCCAGAAATCAAAGCACTAAAGGGCACAGCGATAAAATTAGCAAACAAATATCTACAAGACATGAAAAGAATAAAAACAGATGACAAGTTCAAAGATGAAGTTAGAAAGTCACCAGAAGACATCAAGGCATACAAAGACATCAAAGGTAAAACTGTAGATAAAGGCAAACTTGGAAAATTTTATAAGAGAAAATACCAAAGCGAAACTGCAGATCTAGAACATTGGATGGATGCACAAATAGCCGAAATGGATAATGTACTGGATCCTGTTGACTATGACCAATCCAATTACCAAGACGCTTTCAAAAAATAATTCTTGACAAAAGAATAAGGGTGCGTATATAATATGCATTACAGTGATACACACTAGGCAACACAAAGGAGGCTTACATTATGGCAACACTGGCAGATATAAGAGCAAAACTCCAAGCTCAAAACTCTAAGCCATCAGGCGAAGGGCAAATTGGAGACAACGCAATATATCCTCATTGGAATATTCCTGAAAATTCAGAAGCAGTTTTAAGGTTTTTACCCGATGGTGATTCTAACAACACATTCTTTTGGACTGAGAGGGCAATGATCAAACTGCCTTTCAATTCAGTGAAAGGTGATGCAACATCAGGTCCTGTGCAAGTACAGATTCCGTGCATGGAAATGTATGGAGATGCATGTCCTATACTTGCAGAAGTAAGACAATGGTTCAAAGACAAATCATTGGAAGACTTAGGCAGAAAATATTGGAAGAAACGTTCATACATATTCCAAGGTTTTGTAACTACATCTCCACTACAAGAAGATGCACCAGAAAATCCAATCAGGAGATTTATTATTGGTCCTCAGATCTTTAACATAATAAAGTCTGCACTAATGGATCCAGAAATGGAAGATCTTCCAACTGACTACACAAGAGGCGTTGACTTCCGAATCAACAAGACCACAAAAGGTGGTTATGCTGACTATTCAACATCCAAGTGGTCAAGAAAAACAACTCCACTGTCAGAAGAACAAAACAAAGCCATTGAAACACATGGATTACATAATCTTGGTGACTTTTTGCCCAAAAAGCCTGGCGAAGTTGAAATCAAAGTAATGGAAGAAATGTTCAGAGCATCAGTGGATGGTGAGCCTTATGACGCAGAAAAGTATTCACAATACTTTAGGCCAGCAGGAATAAAAGCTCCTGCCACAGGAAGCACTACACAACCACAACCTGCTCCAGCAGTAAAAGTTGAGTCTCCTGAGCCAACTGTCACTGCGACACCCGAGCCTACTCCTGCTCCACAACCAGAACAACCTGCAGAACAACCTGCCACAACAAATGGCAGTAACTCCAAAGCAGAGGACATCCTGGCAATGATTAGAGCAAGACAACAAAAATAATCACTTGAAACTTATTTTTGAAAGAACAAAAGACACACTGTCTTTTACACCTTCTAAAGTTGCTGAATATTACATTCAGCAACTTGGTGAACATAATAAATTTCACAGCAATATAAAAAAAGTTATTCCAATTAATAGGCTGTCTGATGTTATCAAACAGATAAATGATTTTTTTCAAGAAAAATTGAAACTAGATATTTTTAATTCGTACATCGATTGTGTTTGGACACAAACTAAACTTAACAATTGCCATCGTGATTGGGTAAAAATACAACAAACATATTCTATTATTCCATTACTCCAGAAAGTTAGACCAGAATTAGTTGAATCTTTCCGTTCTATAAATTCGTTGATACATGATATTGAATATTCATATGAATTTGATTATTGTAACTACACAACCGATGTGTGGAGTTGTAAAAATAAATTTGGCACTTCTATTACAACATTTGATAGGCACCAGATTAGCATACAGTACAGCAATTTGGGGCGATCATTGTTTAACAAATGGTTTAATAGTGATGACGACATTGAGGATTCCGATACAAACAATTTTGATAACCTTAGTGGCGACATTCGTATTACTTTGAGACGACCTTTTTCTGTGCAACCATTTGTTGAGTACGTAGATTGGTGTAAACAGAAAAATGTTTCAATAATTGGTGCACACATAAACATTGGCAACTTTGATGCTGATTTGGACACGCTACAAAAAATTTGGCAAAACAATATAAATGGCAATTTTTATTTTGAAATATAATTTTGCATTGACAAACTACTGTTTTGAATATAAAGTATAAGAAAGGAGCAACATGGTCAAACCATTTGATGTAACAAAATTTAGAAAGTCCATTACAAAATCAATAGATGGACTTGGCATTGGATTTAATGATCCTACAGATTGGATATCCACAGGCAACCATGCACTGAATTATTTGATATCCGGAGACTTTTACAAAGGCATTCCACTAGGCAAAGTCACAGTGTTTGCAGGCGAATCAGGATCTGGCAAATCTTACATTTGTTCAGGCAACATAATCAGGGAAGCACAAAAACAGAATATATTTGTAATACTTGTGGATTCGGAAAATGCACTTGATGAGGCGTGGCTAAGAGCTGTTGGTGTAGATACTTCAGAGGACAAATTACTTAGACTTGGCATGAGCATGATAGATGACGTTGCTAAAACTATATCAAACTTTGTGAAAGAATACAAAACTGATTATGGTGACAAAGAGCCAGCAGAGAGACCAAAAGTATTATTTGTATTAGACTCTTTGGGCATGATGATGACTCCTACTGATGTTGATCAGTTCAACAAAGGTGACATGAAGGGCGACCTGGGCCGAAAGCCCAAGGCCTTAACAGCACTTGTAAGAAATTGTGTAAACATGTTCGGCAGTCTTAATGTTGGCATGGTAGCAACCAATCACACATATGCATCACAAGACATGTTTGATCCAGATGATAAAATTAGTGGCGGACAAGGCTTTGTATATGCATCAAGTATTGTTGTTGCAATGAAAAAATTAAAACTAAAAGAAGATGAGGCAGGAAACAAAATAACTGATGTAAGGGGCATCCGAGCCGCATGTAAAGTAATGAAAACAAGATTTGCCAAGCCTTTTGAAGGAGTACAAATCAAGATTCCATATGAAACAGGCATGGATCCATATTCAGGACTTTTAGATTTGTTTGAGAAAAAAGGCCTGATTCAACAGCAAGGCAATCGTTTGAAATATATAACAGCAACTGGAAAAGAGATACTTGACTACAGAAAAGCATGGGGCAAGGACAACTTGGAAATTGTCATGCAAGAGGTAAGTAATCAGGTTGCATTAGATGAACATGCCACACCAGAAATAAATCTAGAGGAAGAAGAAGCAATACAAAACATAGACAATGGAGACACAAATGCTAGTTGATGTTTGGGGTTTGATGAAGTCATATGTGCCTGCTAAGGATAGATCTGTAGTGGCTGAAAAATTTGTTGACATAGCAATGGACAATGGCATCGACGATGAAAGTCTTAGAGAACTTATTGGACATGATGATGCTTTAGATGATGCAATACGTTATAATCTTGACATCGAAGAAGATGAAGAAGATTATGAAGACGCATGAATTGGTTTTCCCAAGTAACACAAGATATCAAAAAGATTCCTGATGCAATTGCACACTATGAATCTGAACTAGAAAAAGCATCAGCAGAAGTAAAACTGCATGGAAACATAGAGAAACAATCTGCTTCAATGCCGGGTGTTGTAGAATCACGTTTCCGCCAACTACAAGAAATTGAAGGCATATTAAAACATTTAGAAATACAAGCCAGAAGATTAAAAACCAAACACTACAAAAAATATCTTGAAAACTATCAAAGAGCACTAACATCACGTGATGCTGAAAAATATGCAGAAGGTGAGGATGAAGTGTGCGACTATGAAGCCATTGTCAACGAATGGGCACTCCTACGCAACAAATGGTTGGGCGTCATCAAAGCACTTGACCAAAAACAATGGCACATCACCAACATAGTAAAATTAAGAGTTGCTGGCATGGAAGATGCCAATCTATAATATTTCATCTTACTGATTAACACATCCAACAGTGTGATTTATGCAGGTCTCCTGTAACTTATTAACACTGTATTTTATATTTTTTTAGTAATAAATTAGTAATGGAAGAAAAGGATCAACAATGCAAAAAATTTTACAATTAATATCATCATTGACAAAGTTAACAGCTTTAGGCCAAAAGAAAAACGTCAAGGAGGCATACAAATATGTCAACTAACAACAAACTAGGCGAATGGGTATATTCACATGGGATATGGCATCCTGTGTACAAATGGTAGGGAAGGAGAAAAAATGTATAGAGTATTTGAAAGTACTTCAAGGAGTCTTGGTCAGTTCACTAATTTTATTAACCGTATTTTTAGTCGTAACGACGAGAACTTTGTCGACTTTTGCAGAATCGAATACGGCAACGATTGGCAGTGGGCGTATTCTACATTCAAAAGGGAAGGAAGATTCCCTAATAGTGTCGATAAAAAGGCCGCTTAATGGCTGAAATAAACATTTGGTTTTTTATAATAACTGCATTAATTTTAGTGATAGGAAACATAATATTGATGCTTAAAATAATTCCATCCAACGAAGAAGATAAAGCACGTTGGGATTGGATGAAGGGCCAAGGCCCGGACCCATACAAGGAGAAAAATAAAAATGAGTAGAATAACACACAACATACTGACACAGTCAAAGGCGTCCAGTTTTAAATTTTCGCCTTTAAACACAAACAAGATTGTGTTTGCCGCACACAATAAACCTTTTGCTATGAGTAAGAGAGTCAAATAATGAAATTGATAAGATGTTTAATCAAAGCTTTGACACCCCAAACTAGACAACAATGGATTGAAAGTTATCTATCACAGTCTGTGGATAGATATGATCTAGAAGCACGTCAAAGAGAGTTGACAAAAAAGGGTATCTATTAAATAATATAAACATGAGCAGTGCAGTTTTTTTAATTGGTTTCATGTGTCTTGGCATGCCAGGAGCAGAGACTTGTACTAACATTGCATCACAGTTTTTGTATCTTACCATGGAAGATTGTCAAATTGCACGATCTGAAATAATGTTCGAACTAAAAGACATGACAGGACTTCAACTTCAATGCATAAAAAGTGATCTAATTGAGGCATACACTAACTACAGGCCTGAAATAGTGCCAAGATAATGCCAACATCATTTGGCGATTATGTACTCCTAATTTTTATGCTGTTGGCCCTTCTCATGGTTATAATTGGCATAGTTGCCATGGCATTGAATAATAATTTTTACAAAACAAACAGTAACAAACTTATGCGAATGAGAGTGTTGTTTCAAGGTATTGCCTTGATAATACTTGCAGTTGTTGTTTGGTTATCTACTTAATTACAGCGTACAGATCCTATTAAATATTTGGTATAATATATTCGATTATATAAGGAGAATAATTATGTCATGGATTACAGATAGACTAAAGGAAAAAGCGTCACATGGTGGACTAGGACTAGTCGCCGTAGGACTTATTATACTATTTT